ATCAATAACGACATTAAAGACCGTTTAGATCAAGCCTATCTTGAGGTGTATGCCGACCTTAAAAACATGCGCCTTACTATCTGGTCATCTGCTGCCAATACTCCTATCCCTGATGCCGCCTCCCCGCATGTGTCTGTTTTAATGGCGTTTAATGCTATGTCGGATATAGGGTGTTCTGACGTAAGGGCTGCGAGAATCATCTCAAAGCGGTCAGTGGCTTACACAAAGATAAAAGACTTCGCTACACCTGATTACGAATCCTTGAGTGAGCCGGAGAACTTTTAGTGGCTTATCTCCCTGTCATTCTTGCGGGAGGGACTTTCAAAGCAAAGGATTTAAGTCTAACCGCACAGCGAACCGTTAATTTCTGGCCTCAGATTCAAGATGCTAAGAACGCTCGCTCCCCCTACACTTTAGAGTCTTTTTATGGTCTAAAGCCTTTTGCTACCGGTGAGGGGCTTAATCGGGGCATATTCGCCCACCAAGACATACTTTATAAACTCTCTGGCACTACTTTGTTCTCGGTCAATAGTTCGGGCATCAAAACAACTATCGGCACAGTGGCAGGCGACTCACAAGCCGTATTTGACGGACTTTCCTCTACGGTCATTATTACCGCTGATGGCGTTGCTTATACGTGGGATGGAACAACTTTCACTGTAGGAACCGACACAGACTTTGAATCCCCCGATACTGTTACTGTATTGAACTCTCAGGCGCTCTACAACGGCGCTGGAGGACGTTTCGGCGTATCTGATGTTGGGCTACCTCTTACAATAAACGCTCTCAATTACGCTACAGCGGAGTCTAAGGCAGATATTCTATTAAGACCTTATGCTTACGGCAATATTGTTTATATGTTCGGTAGTGAGGCGATTGAGCAATGGTGGAACTCCGGTACGGGAAATCCTCCTTTTGATCGAGTTGAGGGCGGGATGATTAACATCGGTCTAGGCGCTGTTCACTCGGTTGCCTCTGATGACAAGGGTGTTTACTTCTTTGGCGCTGATAACCAAGTCTATTATCTGCTAGGCGGCGTGCCGACTCCGTTATTGCCTAGAGAGATTGTGCGCGATATAGCGGCGTTGCCGACTAGAGGTGATGCAATTGGATGGGCTATGGAAGTTGATGGTCAGTGGTTTTATGTCCTTAAATTACCCATAGGCAACAAGACGTACATCTTTCCTAAAGGCGGCCAGTGGTTTGAGCTATCTTCAGGCACTACAGGCGATCGTTATAACGGGGATGGATACGCTTTCGCCTATGGCAGACATTTTATCGCTGATGAAACAGGCAATATACTTGAATTAGACGGTGACACCTACACTGACAACGGCGCAACTATTCGCAGAGAAAGGGTTTTATCGCCTATTCACGGCGGGTTGTTTGGAAAACCTGGCAAAGAGTTAGAGATTGCCTACATGCGGATTATTGGCAAGACAGGAACGGGCATTTTGGCTGGACAAGGCTCTGACCCTCAGATTTCGCTCAGTTACTCCCAAGACGGTGAGAACTTTGGTAACGAAATATGGGGTGATGTGGGTAAGATGGGCGTATTGACCACGATAGACTTTGATATCGGCGAGTCGTTTGATAACTGGGTGTTTAAGCTGGTGTCTACAGACCCCGTTTACTCAAGCTGGTACTCGGCTGGCATAGAAGTTGAGATGGGCATATGAGAAAAATGCAGCCGCCACCCGTATTAGTTCCTATCCAAATGAAGAGAGACGCGTCTATTTCGTCTTATCTGGAGCAGCAAAAAGAGGCATTAAGGATACTGTTCGTTAATGTTGAGTATTTACTAAAAACTAGCGTTAAGTCGTATACTGAGACAGGCGTTAATTACACTTTTTCTGCGACCGACTACGTAGTGAATGCGACCACCTCAGGAGTAACGGTTACATTAAGAGATGAGCCTGAGGGCAATATCCGGGTTTTAAAGAACTCCAGCGGCGGGAACGTGACTTTAGCGGGAACAATAGACGGCGTGGTTAACAAAACGGTCGCTACAATGGATTCTGTCACTGTAATGAGCGATGGAACTAATTGGATAGAAATATGAACCAAGTTCAGCAGCATAGAGATAATATGCGAATAATGGAGTTAATCAAATGGCAAACCCAGTAGCAGCAGCCATAGGCGTGGCAGGCTCCATCTTCGGCGGCCTATTCGGAGATAGAGGCGCTAGAGATGCGGCTGACACTCAGGCGGCAGCAGCAGATAGGGCTTTAGCTGTCTTCGAGAAGAACGCGGGACTCTCTCAAACAATCCTAGAGGATCAGACCGAGAGGGCTAATAAGACGCTTAGGGAAGGCGCAGATCGCTCTGAGGGGCTTATACGTCAAGGCGCTAATGTCGCGGCTGATAATATTAGATCATCCTCTCAGAGAGCGCGTGATGAGCTTGTATTAGCCTATAACCTTGAAGAAGAAGCGATTAACTCATCTGCAATAGCAGCAAGTGGATTTATCAACGCAGCTAGAGAGAATGCGGCCAATTTCATCAATGAGTCCTTTGGTGAAGCCTCTGGAAACATTAAGACAGGCCGTGATCTTGTTAACAGCATTTTACAATCCTCAGCTAACTCGGCAGAGCAGAAGCTAGACTTTGCTAGAGCAGGAGCTATAGCGGCTCAAGAGCGTGGATTATCTGCGATTAGAAGCGACTTTCAGCCCTTTATTGACGCTGGACAGCTATCCATTGAGAACGCGAGCGCCTTAGCTAATGACCCTGAAGCCCAAAAGCAATTCATTCTTGATAACCCGTTCTTTGATGAAATAGCCCAACAAGCAGAAAGCAGGCTTACGGCAGGTAGGGCGGCTACAGGCAAGTTTGAAAGCGGCGGGACTTCATTAGAGCTTCGTAATCAGCTCTTAGCGGTCGGTAATCAGCTTTTAGACTCATCCATCACCCAAAGGCTCAATATTGCCAATCTAGGTGTAAGCGCAGCCTCACAAGTCGCTAATGCAGAGCAGAACACAGCGAATTCAATCTCAGGCATTGAACAGAACATTGGAATGTCACTATCCGACCTCGTTGAACGCTCTGGAGTCAATCAGGCAAACAATGAGCAATCGGCGGCTAGAGACTTGGCTAACCTTGTGACTAAGCGCGGTGGTGACTTAGCTGCGAATGCTCAAGGCGCTGGTAATCAGCTTGCTCAAATAGAACAAGATAGGGGCGGGTCAATTGCTAACGCTGTAGACAGGGGCGCACAACAGTTTGTCCAAGCAGGGCTTAACGAAGGCTCTAATATTGCTAACATCGCTTCACGCGGCGCTGCTGACCTTGCTAACCTGAATACCAATACTACAACTCAAATAGCAGGCAATGAGGCTAATCTGGGCGTTAATAAGTCGAATATACTCAATCGGCAAGCAGCTAATGCCGCTGATACGCTAATCGGCAGGGGCGATGCTGAAGCGGCTGGAATAGTTGGCTCGACTGACGCGGTAACGGGCGCTTTGTCAGATTTGAACAAGATCATATTGCCTCAAGTGTTCGCACCTAAGAAAGAATCCGACGCTGACAAAATAGCTAACCAGAATTACTAGGGAACAGAGATGCCAAGACCAGACGCAAGAATCCCATTAAGCGTAAAGCAAAGAGACTTTTCTTCCCCATTAACTCGCCTTAACGATCAGGCTAGAGAAGATGAGCTAATTGCCTCTAAGCAACAACGCCAAGCGACTATGGACGAAAGCACCTTAAAAACACAAGGTCTTCAACAGGAGCGGGCACAGCAGCAGATTGACGCTGCTAATAACCCTCCTATGGATGCAGGCAAGAAGCAAGAGATAATTAATTCTATTTATCTTGATACACCCGCGCTTACAAACTTGTTTAAGAGCGGCAATGTACAGGATAGCGGAAGGATTGGTATGGATATGCGAGCAAGAATGGAGCTAATAGGTGGTGATACCGCTATATTTGACCGCGTAATGGCCCTTGGCGCTGAAAACCCCCAAGATGCAGCCACGTACCTTGAGGACAATTTTTTACCTAATTTAAGAACTCAGATAAGTGAAGGATTATTGGTTCCTCTCAGAGATTCTAACGGTGTTACGATCGCATGGCAGAACATGAAAACCAATGAGATAACGCCTGCGGAGATGGAGGAAGAAGTCGAATTTGATAACGCCTCACACCAAGCGGCTCTTAGAGTAAGGGCTACAGGCGGCACAGTAGGCGAGGGAAGATTTGAGATTTCTCCTGAGATTTTGCAGGATATTAACGCCTTAACTCCAGAGGGGGCAGAACAACAGCTAACAGCCGGAAAACTTGGCAGAACAGAATCAGATACAACGCTAAATGACTCTCGACAGGGAAAACTTGATGAATCTCAAGCGTTTACTCAGAACCTTGTGGATACACTTGGCGATGTTAAGGGGCTTATACAGTCTGACCCCGAAGCGGCGTCTTTTGGTGGTCGTATTGCCTCTTTCATGGAAAACTTCAAAGCCGATGCCAAAGGTACTGCCGAAGCTCTTGGCGTTGAATTTGACGAAACATTGTTTAATATAAACAGATACAAAGAAGAATTTGATGATATGGGCGTTACAAATGCTCGGCTACAATCTGCCTACACAGCGGCGGCATATAGCTTGGCGGCTAGGCAGAACGCAGGGCGAGTATCCGAACCTGACTTTAGAAAAGCTCTAACTCAAGTGGGCGGGGACTTATCTGATCCTATTGCAGCTATCGCCGTCCTTGATGACGTAATAGCAAGGGAGACTAGGGCGTTTAAGAACAACTACCGAACCGTTACCAATAGCGAATTTGAAGGCGATTTTGGCCTTGGCGGTAATGACGAAGAATTAACTCTTGAATCAATAGATGCTGAAATGGCCGCTCTAAGATCCGAGCTGGGACTGTAACGAATGCCTCCACAGACTGAGCAAGAAAAACAGGAAAAACAGGAAAGACTTAAAAAGCTAGAGAGGCTGCGAGAGCTTATCATCCAGCGTGATTCTATGTCTGGAAATGCCCCGATTGCTCAAGCGTCTGAAAGAACGGAGGATGGCTTTCTTAGAGATAGCCCTACCAATACTATTTCTTCAGGCTCGCCAGAGATAAGCGCGACACCTATTTCGGCTCGCGGGGATTCCCCTGAAAGCACCTTTGACAACGATGTGAATCGGACTAGCCGAGATTTTGTTAAGCAACTTCCAGGAGCCCTTGGTGGTGTTGTAGATGCGGCAGCTACCCTTGCTACAGGCATAATAACTGAGCCTGCTTCTGGATTTCTTGGCGCTGGAGCTACGGCTATCGATGCTTTGATTGGCGGTGAAGACCCTCTTAAACGCGGCGCTGATGTACAAAAAACAATATCTGACCTAAATGTGTTTCCTATATCGGAGCGAGGGAAAGAAACGGCAGCGGAAGTATTTTCCCCATTAACCGCACTTGCAGAGGCTTCAGACAAGGCTGGGAATGTGGTGTTGGATAAAACAGATAGCCCAGCTCTTGCCACTCTTACGAAAACTGTACTAGAGGCTGTCCCTATGGCCTTCGGCGCGAGAAAGAAGGGCAGCCGAACTATGAGCGAAAGGACCGCCGATGTAGATTCTGCGACTAATGAGTTATCGAATTTAGGGCTTAAAATTTCCGATCCAATAGTTAGGCAGAGAGGGCAGCTTGTTGAATCGGCTAAGGAGCTTGGAGGGCAGACTCAGAGAGCCGAGGGAATAGGCGATGTTCAAAGAAGAATCCAAGGCCGCAGAACTGGCGAAGAGGCGGTGACTAATAACAGGTATAACCAGGCTAGAGCTATAGATGCCGACATTAGTACAAGCCAAGTAACTGACCTTCAGGGGATTATCTCAGAAAGACTAAAAAACCGGGTTATTTCTACAGAAACCACCCCCGCCACCATGAGAATCATCGACAAGTTAGACGAGATTGCTTCGGGTGATCTTGCCGATCCTGTAAGCATTAGAAGGCTCAATGAATTTAGAATTCAAAACAACGCCGTAAGAAACTCTAAGGACGCGGATAACTCTGCAATTACGGTTATTAATGATTCTGTCGCTGCCTTCCTGAGAGAGCAGGCAACTTTAGATTTTATTCGTGGCGATGCGGCTGCTGTTGCTAAGTGGGAAGAGGCATTCAGGGGAACCGAATCGTTTAAGGAAATGTTTGATACAAATAAGGTTATGAAGGACTTATCGACCAATTTAGAAGCCACTCCTGAAATGGCGAAACAGTGGATTTTTAATGCTAATTCGGTAAATGCAAAGCCACAAGCGGGTGCGGTTGTAAAAAGAATTGGAGAGGTTATCGGAAAAGATAGCCCAGAATACGGGATGCTTAGGCAGGAAGTGTTATTTGATATTCTTGAACCTCTGCTAAAAGAGGAACCTAACTTCAAATCATTTGCTAATAATTACGATAAATTTGTTAGAAACAACCCGACACTAGAGAGAGAGTTATTCCCTGACTCGGCCACCGAGATGCTTACATTAAGACGCTTTGTTTCTAGTCTTGAAAGAGGCTCCGCTCAAGGTCTTGATTTAAATCTCAATCAAACTCTTTCTAGGATGCTATTTGGTCACGAAATAGCAAAGAGCGCGGTTAAGGTTAATATAGGCACTCAGTTAATGAACCTTGTTCGCAGCACTGTAGGGAAATCGCCAAAACAGCGTATTCTTTCAGAATTTGTCGGATACGATATAACCAAGCCGCTTCTTCCCAAATCCCCCGTTGCTATTGGGGCAGGGGTACAGACCGGAATTGATCAACAGGAGCAGCAGCAATGAATTGGGCCCCCATAAGTTTACTAACACCACAGTTTCAGAATCCTACTGACAACACTCCGTACAGCGGATCTGTCTTAAAGGCTTATCGAGCTGGCACGACTACAAATATCCTCATGGCTACAGATGCGACAGGTGGAACGACTTTCACTAGCGTTGCTCTGAATGCAAGCGGTGTGCCTGAACACAATGGCGCGGTGATAATCCCCCATATAGAAGAAGCCTACAAAATCGTTTTGTACTTCACTCAGGCTGATGCTGATGCGGATACCACGGCTAATGCGGTCTTTGTGATTGACGAGCTTACTCCTACTAACATCACTAATGACTTCTCGCTTGAAGATGCGGTGAGTAATGCGGCCTCTGATGTCATAACAGTCACACACACGACTACCGGAACTCCTGTGATTGGCATAGGTACGGGAATAGGTTTTGAGACTGAAACCGTTGCCGGAACCCATCTAGGTATGAACCTGAATTCCGTGGCTACTAACGTCACAGGGGGCACGGAGGCATTTAAGTTCGTAGTTCAGCTAATGACAGGTGGTGCGACTGCTACCGACATAGCTGAGATTGATGCGGCTGGAGTAATGAAGTTCCTGAAGGCGAATCCACAGCTGTTAGGCGGAGATACTAACGGTGTTTTACTGCTAGGCAATGGCGCTACAAGCATATTGGGCGGCGCGGTTAAGCTGTACGGCGACACGCATACTACGAAGGCTGGATTCATTGAGTTTTTGGTTGATGATGTTGTTAAGGCACATTTCGACCCTTCTGCCTCTAAGTGGGTATTCGACTCAACGCTTGAGATAACCGGACTTAAAGGCACAGGCGCGGTAACAATAACCAATATTCTCGATGAGGATGATCTGGTTTCTGATTCAGCTACAGCCCTTGCTACTCAACAAAGTATTAAAGCCTATGTGGATTCATTCATAGTAGGCATGGGAACGTACAACTCTGAGACTTTCACATCTTCAGGCACTTGGACTAAACCGTCTGCAACTACGGCGGTTAGATACACTCTGGTAGCGGGTGGAGGGGCAGGTGGTGGTGGTAGCTCTAGCTTAGCTAGCGGCGGTGGTGGTGGCGGTGGTGGCGTAGAAAGTGATTGGATTGCTGTTACTGATGACATCACGGTGACTATTGGCGCGGGCGGTGCGGGCAGTCTAGCGTCTAGCGGTGCGGCAGGCTCTAACTCTACTCTTTCAGTAGGCGCTGTTGCTACGGCTTATGGAGGTAACGGCGGGTCAGGCACCTCTAGTCCTGTTGCCGCAACAGCAGGCAGTGCTGGCGGAACAGGCTCTACTGTCTCTGGCGGTAGCGGTGGTGGTGGTGGTGGCTCTATTTCAGGCGGAACAGACTCTATTTCCGCTAACAGAACGGGGGCACGGCCTAGCTCTACTACTTCAGGCACTAGCGGCGGGTACGGTAGTCAATCAGGGGTT